ACAATACTCCTTCAAGAACCTCTCGTGCACAAGATCAAAAAAACAATTCTTGTTTAGGTCAACCTTGGCAGCAGCAAAAGCCTTCAGAAAAGCCTTAAGTCTATCGTTGATAGATGACCAAGCCTCTTCAAGGTGTCGAGGACATACCTCATCAAGCGACTTTTGAGCATACAGAAACGCATACTCAATATCATCTCGATTTTCGAGAAACTGAGAATAGTTCCATGTAGAGGTTAGGTTGTCTGGTAGAGAGTCAAAGTGAAGCTCTCCATCAACAAACACGCCTACACACTCTGACTTGTTGTCTAGTGTTTGAAAAATCATTAATATGTTGGTTTAAAGTTAGTGTTATCTTTTACATTTAAACGTTTTGTTCTAATGTTTGCATAAGAGCCTTCAAACTTGTCAAAGCCCCGCATGTTATAATTTATAACTGACAAAACGTAAGTAAGACTAAATCCAGAAAGGAATTGTTGACAATCTTTCTTTAATTGCGTGACAGCCCCCATACTTAGTGGCTTTCTTTTCTCAATGTATAGTAAGTCAATGTACTTGTCAACCCAAAAATTGAGCGAATAGTTTTCAGTTATTTCCTCTGTTGTAATTGGCTGTCGACAGTTGATGGTGACATTGGGGCCGTCATAGGTTCTTACTGTTCTTCTCCTGGCTACCAATTCATTATAGAACTGAAATGCCATTCTTTGCAAGTCGGTAACTGCGCTGCCGCCAATTATTTGATAATAGTTGGACAGGACTTTTCGTTCACTTTGGGCTCCATATCTAGAGGCATATCTTAGCATGATTTCATTACTTATGTCAGCTGTTATTCTCCAGGGGATAAACTTATCAATGTAAAATCCATATTTTTTAGCTACTTGTACAAAATAGGGAAAGTTTGGACTATCTAAAATTAGCTGCTTTTGTTCATCGTTTGAGGGATCTAAGTCAGTCAAATCAATTGATAAACCACTTGCCATAGGTGTGCACATATTTGAAACAACAAAAGACGCATTGCTAACAGGTATGCTTTCAGCTGCATCTTCTAAAAATTCAAAAAAAACTTTTAAGAAGGATTTGAAATCTTTTATCTCTTCTTCTATTTCGTTTCTTACATAAAAATCAATAAATACTTCTTTTAAAGAATTTATATAATTTAAATACATTATTTTAGAACTACTAAATGACTTATAAGCCTTTATCTCAAAAAGATATGGATCATTGCTATCCAGTTTGCCAGCAAGCGCTTGAGACTGCATTTCAAGCACCATGTCCTCAAAAGCATCTACTACAAAGTTCAAAGCTTTAAGAGGTGTTTTAGGAGAATTTTTTGATTTTAAATCTTTTAAAAAACTTTCATTAATTCCTATTACTTCATGATTGTTGTTTATTCTACCATATAGCATTCTTTCAGCAAATAAGAAATTATTTACTGGCTTTATGTATAGCTCTCCATTCTGCCTGGGGAAAGCTCTAGTAGAATACTTTGCCCTCTGAAAAAATAACTCTCCTGCACTTAGGCTATTTTTTCCTAAAAACTCGGTCATTATGATACCCCCCTCATATCTTCTCTATGAGAAGATAACAAATCGCGAATCCTTTCTGATTCGCTGCACCCCTGCGGGGCAGCATTGTTATTTGGAGTATTGAATCCCAAAGTTGATCTTTGGCCCGTTCCTTCAAAGATCGCATATATTTTAGTTTCAAACTTCCCAGATTCAATGTAAGACTCCACTCGATAAATTGAGTGATAACCTCCAATGCCTAATTGGTAAGCGGGGTCTTGCCTATTATTTGGACTTCCAATCTCTCCACTTAGGCCAGAGGGGTCTAGATATATTTTCATGCCTGGTATAAAGTTGACATTTCCAAACAAAGTCACTTCTATATCATACACATTTGCTAAAATAGACAAACCAGTAGCATTTTCTAATATACCAGTTTCAAAGCGCTGCTCTCTGAGTCCAGGTATATCTGTCTTTGAAAAAGATACGCTCTTTAAAATTCCTCTGTCTTTTGCAATAGCCAAGTGATATATGCCCTTAAGAGCATCCTCGGCTGGGTCTCCATTTAAAGATTGTGCAACTTCAGTATTGATCGCATAGAATAACATGTAATTAAAGGACTCCTCATTTTCACTCGGAGGAGTCAGCAAAGGAAGCCCATTCCTATCATCTAGTGCTTTGTCTACATCAATTCTTGTGTAAGAGTTTAGACTAATTGGTATTATATTTTTTTCGGATTGCAATGCATCGATGGTTTCACCATCTGCATTGGTGACACCCTTTGCTGTAAAGACATTACTTCGTAGCTGTAGATTTTGTCTTGTAATGTTGATAAAGCTCTGCCCTTGCTCTTGTAGCACTGATCTTAATAATTTATTTGCCAAATCTCTAATAAAAGTGAGAAACGGGTATATTGTTCTTTCTCTGCTTATTGCTTGCTCCATAAACCATTCAATAAAATAGTTGACAGAGATAGGTATATCGGCCAAATTAATATTATAGATTAGCTCGCTTTCAATTTGTTCCGGGGTTGCCTCTTCTTCTTCATCTAAGGATAAATTAGCAATAGCCTCAGAAAGTTCATTAGTGGCTTCCCCAGCATCACCAGTATTAATAAACTGCCTAAAACTTATTGGTCCAAGCAAAAGACGTAATCTTTTTTGTAGTTTTCCAATTACTCCAGTTTCCTCAACGTTATTCTCAGCTGAGTTGTCGTATGTAGAAATTATGTTTAACGCTGCTTCTACTAAATCTCCAAAGAAAAAGAATTGTAAATCAGTGGTGACACCTTCAGAATCATCATATGTTAAATCTCTTAGCCTGCCGAGAAGGGTCTCCTCTTCTCCCTCTTCGTCGGTACCTAGTGCTCTATCCCCAATAGAGTCCCTAATTACTTGAACTCCATTTTGAGCAGCGGTGTTGTCAACTGCATCAAAAGAGGACAGGGAGTCAAGGCGCCTATTTGACCGGAATAGGTTTTGAAATCCTTGGATTGATCCTTGGTTTGTTGATCCGTAATTAATATAACCTTGCAATTCCAAAGTAGGGACTGATATATAAAATATTTTATCATTTTGATAAAGTTCATTCATTAGCCTTTGATAGCTATTGTACTTTTCATCTCTTATTTTCCTTGCGTAGCTTCTAACGAGCTGTGCGATATAGTCTTTATTGCACTCTTCTGAGGCGGCCAAAAGGTCCCTTCTTCTTCTAAGCCTGAGACTTCTTATTTCATCCGTGGCTAAGACATCAGAATCAGAGTCAAAATAGGAAGCTTCTTGCCAAGCTATGTATTGTACATCTACTTCTACATTTCCAAATTCGTTGATTGATATGTCATGATCAATTGCGGTTAGGTTCATAACCATCCTAGATTGCTCAATAGCGTTGAGCTTTCTTTCTTTGGTCTCCTGATCGCCGGTGAAGACAGATATATCGGGCTTTACCCACCCCACATCCACTGTAAGGCGATAATAGTCAGGGTTCCATGCTATGTTGGAGTTTCTCTCACGTAATCCAATATTAACGAGGTCTACATATCTAAAACTTCTTGATTCTGCTCCGCCAACAATAGGGACTGGAAATTGCCTAATAAAATCATCCAAACTCTGGAAATATAATTTAAGCGTGGCGTAAATGTCTCGTCTTGCACTAAATGGGTTTTGCCCCTCTAAGCGCCAGTCAAAGCTTCTAATGCCGGCCCCTCGGCCTCTCTCAATTCCCGATGTGGTCATTAAATCAATTGAAGCGGGGTTTACATTTGTTTCAAATGGCACTTCTTGCCTATAAGGTTCGCCTCTTTCACCTTGCTCGTCCACTCTATAGAATACTTTGTATAATCTTAACTTGGGAACAAGATTAGACATTTCTGCTGGTATTAAATCCTCTAGTCCATTTAAAGCAGCGTTATAGACTAGCTTATTAACGATTGTGTCTGTATGACCGTGAACCATGGTAAAAAGATTATTATGATCTTTTCTTCTTTGGGTTTGGTTAATGTTGGCAAAGTCTGGGAGGTAGTCAATTAAAAAGGCCTGCTCAGCTAATCTTTTAAGTTGTGCAATTTCTTCGGGGCTTGTGTTATCAATTCCGGCATTTTGACGAACTTCTTCAAGAAACTCCTGTTGTAATACTGCCTCTCCTTCTTCGGTTAGCTCCCCCTCTTCAGTAACAAATTCTCTAGTAGAAGTATCTCTTAATTCGGCCTGTATTAATTCTTGATATGAGTTAAGAATATATTTTCTAATTCTTATTCTAGCAATGAGGCGTGCGCCTTCAACTAGCTGAATTTGATCCCATATATTGGTGCTATTACGTCCTGCGTTGCCAGGATCTCGTATTGGTCCTGTAAGCCCCTCGTTTGCATAAATATGATAATAAAACCACCTATAGCTTCCCAACAATTCATTAAGAACCTGACCTTCAGTCTCCTGGGTTCCAAATATATTTTCAATAACAATGTTATTGGCAACTTGTTCTGTAAAAGTTAAGTTTTCACGATTTAATATTTCAAGCCTGTTGAAAACCTCTTGAAATTGTGATATAAGTTGTTGTTTTGTTTCTTCTACCGTTGGTACATTACTGCTATTACTTGATTCCCTTACAATACTTGGAAAATTACCTGGAAAGTCAGATGGAGATCGTCCACCTCTAAGATCGTTTTGTACTGGATCCTCACTTAGACTGTGAAAACAAAAGCCCTGGCGAGCTGAATTATAGTTACCCTCCCCTGAGCCAACTATCGCAGCGGTAAGAGAGCTTCGATCGCGGTCAAAAGACGGCCATGTTATTTCACTAGGGGCGATGGGGTCGAACCAGGTTGTGATGCTTCTCCCGTAGGTTTTTCTATTTGATTCGCTACCTGACATAAAGGCTTGAAAATCATTTACAATTGTTTGCTGAGTGAACTCATCTCCAAATTCTTCTGCAATTATCTCTTCCCTGGTCTGTCTGAGTGTATTGGCGTCTCGCTCCGAGCGTTCCGCCTGTTGGCGCCGCTCGGCCTCGTACACTGCACCGGCGCGGATCATCACCTCGGTCATTTACTCTCTCCTCAGCAACGCCAAGACCCGATTTAACGGAAGAGGGATTCGAATAACATCTCCAGGCTTGAAGTGAGCCTCGGTGGGCCTTAGGTTGTACCAGGCGATGATCCACCACATAGATGAGTTTCCATAGTGTTTGTAGGCTAATTTATATAGTCTGTCACCAAGTTGCCAAACATGCCTTATGGTTTGAAGCTGTGCTCTTTGTGCTACAGAGGGCTGCGTCAAACGTCCCGTTCTAAATTGACGTATATAGTTTACGTCTCGCTCTTCAAGAGCTTCCTCGTATAACTCGTCGCGGTTTTCAAATATAGGTGCATCACCATATCTAGACATGCTATTTTACCCTTCGCCTCTTACTAGACTTATGGCTTCGTCTATAGTATAGCCTTCATCAAGATAACTTAAGAGTAAATCGCCCTCTAGCATACCAAACTCTTCTGTTTGTATTGGATCAAGCGGGAGTAGTGCCTCAGCGGCAATGTTTACCTCGTCCCCATCTTGCATCTCAACAACGGGGGATTCTGTAATAGCAGGCTGCGTCTGTTCGTTTGTAAACTGCTGCTGGACGCCGTTTGCTACATTTCTAGAAGATGGGGGTTCGAATACGCCCTCTGCTCTTCCAAATGGATAGTCAGCATATTCATCATCATTAAATCCAATCTCAGGGCCCCATCCGATTTGGTGTTCGTGGAGCACTGTTATATCAGACATATCAATGGTTATCTTTTTGGGATACAGAGTTGCACTTCCAGGGTCAAAGAATCCACTACCATCAGCACCAAAATCAGGAGTGATAGTTAGTCCACCCACCGCAACAAGAAGTCCTGAATCTCTTGCGTAAGGGCTGTCGCCTTCTGCAGCATTTCTAATTAAGTTAGCAAATCTAATTCTCATAAGTGGCGGTTTTGCAAGGGTATTCGCTCTTCCTGCTGATTCATAAGCTGGATACATAAACTGTGCTAAACGATTGCACCTTGCCAAGTTGGCCCTTGCCTCTTCGATGCTAAACGCTGGAATGTCCCATGCAACTGTAAACTTTCTTGTTGTGTCTTGGAAAGTCATAATTGGATCAAAGCGACCAAAGACTTTTTCTGAATTATATGATGTTTGAAAGTTTTCGTTATACGACGTAATAAACGCTTTAAAGTTAACCTCTAGCTGGCTGGCAACATGAAATATGCTGAGAAACAGCTGTTTGGTGTTTGCATAGGTATCCGAGCCATCGTTGGCTTGTCCAATTTGATTATCGTTAAAAACTACAGTCATGCTATAACTACACCTATAATGGAATTATTAATCATCAAACATTTTTCCAGAGAGCTTGAACACTTCATCTTTAAACATTCTATTGTTGAATTTAAGATTTAAAGTAATTTCCTTGTTTCCGCCCCCACCAGCACCAAGAGCGTTTGCAACAGGACCACCGGGTTTCATTGCAAGAATATCGTCTTGATCATTAAATTCTATGACTCTTCCATTTTTTAGGATTGCCCCGTCGTTAATTGTTGCCGAAGCAGCTCCTGCTGCCATCGCACCTATACCTAGCGCCCTACGACTCGTAAGGGCTGTCTTTGCAAGGCTAAGGCCCCTAATCAATGTACCACCAGGAGTAAAGGTTGCTGCCAATCCCAGAATACTTACAAGGCCCCCCACACCACCAATAGCTTCAGTGAATCTTACAAACCCATCAGTCGCCTTAGCAAAGCCAGTTACAACTGGTTGCAGAACATTTGCCAAACTTAAGAACGCAAATTTAAGCTGTGTCATGGAGTCGGTTGCCTGTCTTGCTAGCTCTTCCATCTCTTCAACGGTTATGTTGGTGTCACCTATTGTTTGAGCTGCTTGATTCTGAGACTGATTGAATAATTGATTTGCAACGTTCATATCCCTAATACCCGCAGCATTGGCAATCGTGATTCGTTGGAATCTTGTCATATCTTCAAACTGCTGACCTGATAGGGCGACACCACGACGAAGTATCTCGATTCTCTCTTCCTCTGTGGCCATGAGCAATTCAGTTCCACTAACCAAGTCAGTGCCCAAGGCTGCGTTTAGCCGTCCCGCCACTCTTGCCGATCCTTCAAATGTGTCTAGTTGTTCGCCAACAATTGCTGTTAAATTAGAAACACTTGTGCCAGTTTCCCTTGCTGTCTTGGCAAGTCCTTCAAAGACTCGAATAGCATCCTGCCCAAACTTTGCCAAAGAGGGTAGCGCATCGTTGAAGTCTGCCATCATTTGCCTAGGTGGAACTCCCAATGCTGTAGCGAGGCCAATCATGCTCCTTTGCGTAGCCAGAGCTTCCTCGCGGCTAAGAGCAAGAGAGAAGGTGAGAGTATTTAGCGTCTTGGCGGTTGTCTCCGAGGAAACACCAAGTTTATCCATTGTTGCTGCCTGGACTGTCAACGAGTCACGAACAGAATCTGACAAGAACACAAATTGTGAAAAACCCTCTCTTAGGGCTAGTTGGCTTTTTTGCACATTTTCAAACGAGAGGGCTAGGTCGTTGTTAGCGATTGCAAGACGCATAAACGCATCTCTAGCATCACTAACCTCACCCGTCACTGCAACAAAATTAGAACGAAGCCGATCTGCTTCAAGAACTATCTGCTTAGTTGTATCAAGTGTTGTTTTTAATCTTTGTAATATGCTAGCTTCAATTTCTTGTTGTTCTTTTAGAATTTTTGCTTGTTCTTCTTTTTCTTCAGTTATCTGCTCTTGTATTTTCAACTCTTGTTCTCTTATAACTAGGGCCAGCTCGGCAGCCTCTTCAATGTTACCTTTTCTTAAGGCAACCTCCCGCTCAGCTCTTGATCTTTCTAAACTTAGTAGTTCTTCTTTGGTTGGCATTAAAGTAAACTCCTGCTAGATAAATAGTTTTTTAAACAAAATAAGCCGGAATCACTTCCGGCTTATCTTAGAACTTCGGTGGCCCAAACGATTCTTTGGGACGCTGTGTGCCTTGTGAGGCTTCTTTTTCCTTTTCTTTCTCTTTTATCAAGCGTTCAATAAACCAATTTCTCAAACCAATTGGAAGAGAATACGCTTGCTGAAAGTCCCAATGACCATAGTACATGAGCCCAAATAATTGCTCATATACGTTTTCTAGATACTCATCGGTTAGGCCAAAAAAAGTTAGCCGTAATCGGCACCTCCATATCTTGCGAGTGACCACATGAAGAGCAGTTGTACTCTTGTGTTAAATCAAATGCTGGATTTACAGCGCGATAAGCCTTACGTAGATGATAAGAGTCATACGCGGGCATCATCTCAACAAACTTATAAATAGTGTCCCTGTTCTCGTCAGAGTTAAGAGAAACAATAAACTTAGCGACTTGAGCTGTTAGGGAGCCTTCAAGCATTGAGCGCTTCTTGTTATTGTTGACTGCAGTCGTGATCATGGCCTCGTCAGCACCAGTAAGAAGTTTAATCTCTGCTGTCACCTTGGTGATAGGAAGGGTCACGAGGAACGTAGAGGTGCCGGTCTCCCTAATCTCTAAGTCATCCCAGTCATCACCACTATAAGTCTTTCCTTCACGAAGATTGAATCCGAATACTTCCTTGTTGCCACAAGCAGGACAGTCAATCTCTGTCTCGTATATCTCACCATATCCAGTGCAGCGAGCAGCAACAAGAATGGCACTTCGATCACCAGACAACAAATCAGTTGACTTAATGCTCTTATCAACAATAATGTTTTGAAGAAATTTCTCCATGGCAACGCCCTTGCGGAGAAGAGACTGGCTTGTTAGGATGTCCTCATCCTTGGCCGTCATATAACGAATTTCAATTGTAGATTCCCCATGCAATGGGTGATTTTCTGGGTAATACCTGCCCTCACTTGGCAGATCCACAATCTCTGTTGGGGAAACAAAGTCCAAAACGGACGTTGGAGGGGCAACCTTGGGCTGCGCCTTCTTAGCGGTTGACGTGCCTGTGGTGGCACGCCTTTGATTATTTCTTGGCAATTTACACCTCTTTGTTTAGAGTATTATAATTTAATTAAAATCACTTGTTAAGTGAATAGTCTACGCTGTACTAGCTCGCCGGGATCTCTTCCGGGGATCTCAGGAATCTCAAAAGAGGCCCAGTCATAACGGAACTGGATAGTGATGTCTGAGAGACCTTCTTGCTCATAGGTGTAATCATTAAAGGAAACGTCTTTGATAAAGGGGTTGTTGAGTGTCCACTGCTCAAGGATGTTACCATCTTCGTCAATAGCACGAATGATGACACTTCCTAGCTGAGCGCTGGCGCTTCCCTTGGCGATAGTTGTAGTAGCGTCTGGCTCATTAAGGTTGCCAGGAACGTTGTATCCACTTCTGCGAAGGATAGATAAAAGATTGCCAGTAGCATCTGGATTGACAGGATCAACGAGAGAGACCGTAACCTCTTTCCATGAGACCTTTCCAGGGTAATAGAAAGTGTGGTTTAGGAAGGCATGTGTAGCCTCACCAACAGAGAAGCCAGGCTTTGTTGCGCTCTTGGCATACCAAGTGGCTCCCTGCTCCATACCAGCCAATGTAACCAAAAACCTAAACTGTCTTTTAGGCTCAACTTTTCCAGAACTCCAGAATGGCATCTTTTATTTTCTCCTCACAAAATTAAATAGTATTAACTATTGTTTTTCCTTAGTCGTCAAATGAAGCGCCAGTTCTTGTGATAATGAAGTCTAGTGCAATAAACTCAATGGCACGAGCTGGCTTGAGATAAATCTTAGCGTATAGAATGTTTCTATCGATAAGCTCATCAGTTGTTGTTGTGCTGTCGAGGATGACGCGGAAGTCAGTTAGACCGAATCGAGCCTTGACATCAGCCAAGAATGGGTTAACAGCAGACGTGAAGCGGTCCCAAGTTGTTTGGACATTGGGATCGAAGAGAATGCCGTTAGCAATTCTAGAAATTTCTTTCTTGACAAAGATCATGAGACGGCGCACGTTGATTCTGTCAAGAGCAGAGCGAGTGATTTGTAGTGTCTTCTGTCCGAAGATCACAATACCCTCGTTGGGGAACGTTGCAATTGGGTTAATGTTTGCAGTGTAAAGGTTATCACGGTCCTTAGAGGTTAGTCTCATCTTCACGCCAGTCACTGGAATACCAGCGCCACCGTTTGAGAGCCCCCCTCTTACGAATCCAGCGGGAGCGAACCAAAGCTCACTTCTAGCTTGTGAGGTACCAAATGTTCCCAGAGCCGCAACTGAGGGGGGCACATCAACTAGGCGGTTGACGTTAGCATCTCTAATCTGTACCCATGGGAAGAAGGTGCAAGCATAGCTTGTGTTAATTGCTCTTGCACGAAGAGTAGAGATAGCCTGCGTCACATCGGGGCGTCTAGCAACAGCATCGCTGGTGCCTTCAGTACCAGCCGGCGTGTAAGCGTACTGGATGTCAATAATTCCTAGGGCATCGGCTCTGTTTTCGCAAGTAGTGATTAGCTTATCAGTAATTGCAGGGGCCCAAACACCTGGAATTGTCATCAAGTTAGTTTCAACGAACTCAGGGTCGGCCACTGTATCGATAGCTCTTCTGAGAGTGTTAACGCCATAGTTATTAAGCTCAGTGGAGCCAGCCTCAGTTAAGAATGTGTTTCTGAATGGCTCCTTTTCTGTAATGTCTAGGCCGTCAAACCCTCCGAATAGCGGAGCTGTGAATCGATCATACCCAGCGTCTAGGAGGGCGCGAGTACCCTGTAGTGCGGTGTATGATGTTCCAGCCCTTCTAGAACCAGAGAGATAGTAACTTCCGCTACTTGTGGTGTTTACAATTACGTCATCCAAGGTAAATTTAAAGGAGTCCTCTGTAGCATCACCGGTAGTAAATGTGTTGACACCAACTGGGAGGTCTCGAACCATGTCAAAGTAACTTGGGTCAAAGACGATACTGTCAGCTGTCTTTGTGGTCTGAATTCCATAGTAGGCATCTGTTGGGTCAATTCCACCATCACTGGCGCTCAATCTTAAGCGAATCGCTGGGAAGATCATAGAACCAGTGTAGTCAAGGGTTCCAACTGTCGTGGCAGCAAACCGACCAGCCCCGGCTGGGGTCTGTTTCACTCCGCCTGGATGCGCAATTGAAGATGAGCCTAGAACAAATCCTCTGCTTACACCAGTGTTAGCAAAGCGCTGCGCAAGTGCGGGAGGTATAGCTCCTGTTGTCCCAGACATGAATGTGAAGCCCTGTGACCTTGGTGGGCCAAAGTAGCCGAATGGAATGGCTGCCGCTGGGGCGCCTCCATTGGCGACAGCATCATCAACCTCGACTCTTACGAAGGCGGATTGGTTTGGATAGTCGCCATATTCGCGAAGTCTTCGCTCTGTGTCACTCCACTGGAAGAATTTATCACCGATCTTTCTAGCAATGTAATCAGGTGAGTCGGGATTGAGGCTGCAAAGATCGTACCTCTCTACAACCACAGGAGCGTTATCAGTGTCGTTAACGGCTCTCAATACGACAGAGAACGAACCATAGGGATTGATTTCAGGATATTCAGGAGCACGGATCTGCTCAATGGATACCTTTAATTCTTTTTGTGTTGACTCGCCAAAGTCAAGGGCGACAAGCTTAAATAGGCGTGTTGCGCTGCTTAGTTCAAAGTTTGTATTCAAGCCAAGGTCTTGCGAGTAGAACCATGGAGATTCTGCATTCTGTAAAGAGCGCCGTCTGTCATCCCAATCAACGCTGCCACTTGTTAGGGCTAAGATGATTCCATAAACATCGCCTCCACCTGTCGCAGAGCCGTTGGATAGCTGCCTAGATACCATTTGGTCGAAGGTCTCTCCAAGCCAATAAGAGTGATACCCATTGGAGTTATCTGTTACGATAGCGGTGTTTGTTTGAGAAGGGTTTGTATTAAACACTTTACGAATGTATTTATCGCTGTCTACATCAAAGTTGAAGCAAATCTTCTCTTCTACTGTGGCTTTGTCTTTAAAGATAACTGCTTGGAATTCTTTGCTAGGACCAGAAGACTTGAGAAGAGCACCAGCAGATGCGGTTATACTTGTTGTAGTCCCTCTATAAGTCCCCGAAAGAGCAATAGACGAACTCTTCTCTAGGTACCAAATGGCAGCTAGGGTTCCGGTGAGATTTGTGCCTACCTCCACGCCGCCATTAGAGCCTGAATCAATAAGGAAGAGACCATATGCACCACCATTGTTGTCGAGATTTCTTGAAGGCTCGCCAGTCGTCTCCCAACCAGCGTTGCCTGCGGCCACCGCGTTAATGTTCTGAGCGCCAAGAAGGCGCATCATGGTTATGGGAGCTTGTCCAGAAGCAAGCCATGCCTTAGCGGCATAGGCACCATAAGTGGGTCCATCAAAGTTATTTGTACGCCAGTTATCACCCTTTTCCGCGCCTGGGTCGGGCTCACCGAACACATTTACAAACTGCTCATAAGATGCGATTCTAACTGGACGAAGGGCGGGCCCCTTCCTTGTACGACCAAAAATTGTGGGGCCAATTGCGGTAGGCTCAGCTGGCAATTGAGATTGATCAATTTCTCTCGTAAAAACGCCAGGTGAAATGAACTTGAATTTTTTAGCTCCGCTTGCCATTATTTAATTTCTCCTTGCTCACTTATTGTATGCACTATAGTATTAGATACTTAGGACTTCTCGTAATAAATAGTAGAGGATAAAGTGAAAATCCTATTTGCTATCTATAAAAGGCACCCGATACAGTAGTTGGAATATCACCGAAAATTACGTGCTCTCTTGGGAGCTTAATTTCAACTGCATTCTGCCTTATTGTCATCTTGGGTCTTTCGTCATTTTTATTTGCGCCAATTAGATAACCAAGAATTCTTACATCGATACGAGTTTCAAATATTCTCTCGTTATCCCCAAGATTTCGAACGTTGTTGTTTTGAGAAAACTCATTTGGTAAAAATCCCTCAAACTTGTGGCCATCTGCATTTATAAAGAAGTTGTTTATTTGACCGGTTCTCACAATGAAGGGTGTTAGCATATCGTTTATTTGCTGGAAGTATTCGCCACGTAGAACAACTGAATAGGTTACATTAATATAAGTTGGCACCGGCATAGTTAGAGTTTCATAAACCACCTTTTTGTTATTGTATGGAAAGTTTAATTGCCCTGGTAGTGGGCCGCCAACACCAAAGTTAGGCTTGTTTTTAAATGCGTCAGCATTAGCAAAATCACCAGTCTTTGTTTGGTTTATTCTTTTTGATACAACAATCGCACCACCCTTGGCATCGTTTTGAGGCGGTATGTGTGCTTGATAAATCCCCTTTCTTGTGGGGTCTTTTACAATTGAAGTTCTCTCAATTGTTATTAGAGGCAATTTTAAAACGCCGTTTGAATCTCTAAGGTCCTTGTCAGCTTTTGTTTGGAATGTTCTCTCAGCGGAAACCCACAAGAGGGGGACCTTTTTCCACCCTCTGTTAGTTGTAGCTGAAACGTTAAGGGTCTCATCCAACCAGTTATAAAAGGCGGTATCTATGGTTTCCAAGGTGGCTGGCATGATCTCATATTCACGATCAGTGGGGCCACCAACAACTGTTGCGCTTCTAGCTGGCATCAAAAACTCCTGGTCGTGCTCTTATGCACTTTGCTGATATCTCGATACTATGATTTACTTGACCATAGATTTTTCTGGGCTCTGCTAGTGAAGCAATTTCATAGTATATTCCACCATACAAAACAAAATCACCTGCTCTCACAAACATATCTTGATCATCAGTCAGCCTTCTCTTGTGAAAGTGAACTGTAATCTGCAGGGCTTGATCAATGCCGATGTTGTCCGCATATTCAGTCCCATATTCATTCCATTCAATTAGGGCATAAACGCGCACTGGTGGTAAGAATGTTTTTTCTATAGCCTCACCATAAAGTGGATGAAAGTTCGTTGTTCCAATATCAATTGGATAGTAAAGAATAGCTTGGCCAACAACCCTTTCGATAAGCTCATCGTTAACTTGTTTTATTAAGTCTCTTTCCTTTTCACCAATAAAGAGTGGTGGTGGAGGACTATCTGGCTGCTTCCATCTATCGTCTGCCATATATTATCCCCCTATCCCTGGAATATTGGTAAAGGTGTAAGCTTCCTTAGAGTATTGACGCTTGTTGCTGTATTTGCATCCCGCTCAGCAAGGGCTGAGTAGACCATCTCATCCAACACTGCCTTTAGTTCATCTCGAAGAGCATTTTGCTCAGTCTGCGCTTGCGATAACAAATCAGAAGCATTCAATGTTAGGTTCTCCCCTGGTATTGGAATGGTGGCGAACTTTCCTCTAACTTGTCCCAGTGTCTCTTTTGAGAGGGCAAGAGCAAATCTACGAATCCATTGCTTGCCAACAGCATTGATATTCTGATACGGTATATTGGCAAATGGGACAGTATTGAAGTTATTAATGCCCTCAATACCATCTTTGCTGTTTTCGTTAACAGTCCATGGACCCTCATCAAGGACTTGGAAAGTAAACCACATCTTTTCTATCTCGTTCATAACAGGCATGGGGAAAATTCTAATTCTGTTATCACGAATCTCATAAGAGAAATGTGAAGTTCTAGTATAGAGCATATCTTCAAAGTTCATAGCTTGAAGCTTGTTTTGCCACACTGGAACAATTTCGAATGTAGAGTCGTCAGCATATTGACCATAAGTTGACAGGTTACCAACGACGTTTAGTCCGCCATAGTAGCCATAGAACCTCCACATAGACCGAGGCGTCTTATAGAACACACGATTTACAATAATTCTAGTGCTTCTGTCTATGGATGCGTACGGAACACCACCAGCAGCCGCTGAAGATGATACAATAGCTTGAAGATCGTAGTCTTGAACATCTTGTTGAATATCGATGGAGGCTGAATACTCTCTCACAGTTCCACCGAGGCCCGCATCGAATGCAGTCGCATTACCAAATCTTCTTGCATATTCAAAACGAATTTGAGGATATCTTAATTCAATACCTCTTCCGCCAAGACTTGATGACAGAGATCCAGACTTTATTTCACCAAGATGATCAAAGGTTCCTGTTTGGGCCCCAAGAATTGTTGAAAGAATGTTCTTAGCCTGGTGAGTGTTGACAAGATAGGAGTATTCTAAAACCGCCTCTTCAAAGTTTGCATAAACATTATTAGCGGTAAGCTCAATATCTAATACGTCTCCTCCTAGTTTCCTATATGTATAGGCGACTTGAGCAGCTGCACCAGATAAAAAGTCCACAGATGTTGAGTATACACCCAAAGGCAGGGATGCTGCAACATTCCCATAAGTCCCCGTGGCTGGAAGCACGACAGGGCTTGGATTTTGTTTAGGCGTAAGAACAGGAACAGACATGAGTGGAATTCTCCTTTAGGTAATTAGTTGGGACTAATATAAAGGTCTTCTAGCTCGTTGTTTTTGCTCGTGTTGTTCTTTTTCTGCGTGTTTTTTTGGGAGCCTCTGACTTGAGTGCAGTGGGTTTTTTTGCTGTCTTGGTTGTTTTGCGTCTTGTAGTTGTAGATTTTACGGCCTTTACCACCGGGTCCTCCTTAATAATTTCAGGTGCTGGGGTGGCAGCCACCTGTGCAACAGGTTCTGGAATCTTAGCAATTGTTGGCTCTGGCTCTACGGCTTTGGCCGTCACTGTTGCTGGAGCGGGAGCCTCTAAAATCACTTCTTCTGTGATTTCTGTGGACTTGTTTAGTCCATACTTTAGAGCATACTTTCTACCAAACTTGTTTTGAAATTTTCTGTATCTTCTCTTCTTGCCCATAGGGTCCTCCGTAAAATAATAAATAGTTATCAACAAAAGAAAGCCCCCTCCGCTAGAAGGGGGCTTTCTACATTCTAGTGTCTACTTAAATGCCTTAGGCGAAGACACCAGTACCGGAGGCATCGATGTGGTGGTTGCCGGTTATTCTCCACTTACCTGCCGCAACACACTCAAGCTCAAAAACAGTTCCAAGTTGCGCTGTTTTATTGGTGCCATTAAATGTCATTGTGAGCGTGACATCGTTGCCGTCATTGGGGCGCAAAACAGTGTGGTGACTACTGGCTGTCACATCTTGCTGAATGATAAAGCTTGACGTACTAAAAGTGTTGCCGGTGCCTGCGTTGATAACATAAGCACCACTGGATGTAATAGTACGGACCATAATTGTGAACCTCATTCCCGTGGTGGCGTTTTCTGGCATTTTAACAGTTGCGCCAGCAGCGCGATGCAGCTCAACTACTGACCCTGTTTCGGATGCCGCTAGGTCTTTTGAAGCACTACTCACTGTGACAACATTGTCCTGACCCATTTGAACATTTACATCCTTAAGTGTAGAACTGTTCATTTGCAATTCTCTCTTCAAATTCTCAATTAGGGCTTGGGTTCTTGCCAAGCCTACTCTTTTAGTTCCCATTGTTTAAAACCCTCCTTTTATAATCATGTCTAAAAACATATGGTATGAGCTTACGCTCTGTGGTAATTAGCTTCGTGAAAAACAAAACCCCTGGCCTCTCGAAAGAAACCAGGGGTATGTTTGTTTTTATCTAATCAGTGATTAGCTGGTTGCGCCAGCTCCACCAAGTAGATCGCGGCAGATGACTAGACCGTACATGTCAGGACGGACCATCTTCTTAGCGTAGCGTGTCATCACGCCCTTACGGGGCACGAAGTCCTCGACACCGAAGATGGTGGGAGTGACTTGTAGCGGGACGTAAGGAGCGTAAACATAACCGCTCTCTAGGAAGCTTCCACCTCTACGGCCCACGAGGAGCACGTTGCGGGGGAAGTATGGGTCGACGTAGACATCCAACTTCTTGGAGAGTTGGCCGACCTTGACTGCACCAGCGTCACCACGATCGCCATCGACGGTCACGGAAGCGCGGAATCCAGCGGTGAACTCAAGGATGTTGGCGACTTCAGGTCCGCAGACGAGGAAGTTAGCGCCACCACGTAGAGTCTTGCGGTGGATACGGGCAGAAACATCGTTTACTCTCTCAAGTAGTGTCTCGTACCACTCGCTGACGGTACCGGTGAAGTCAGGGGCAGCAGAGCTAGCACCGATCTCAACACCAGTCTCGATGTCAACGAAGAGGCCGGGTGAACGTGACCAGTAAAGCGTACCGGCTGTAGCACCACGGATGAGATCGTTGAGGATCTCTTGGTCAATCTCTAGAGCGATTTGCTCGGAGAGAATGCTTGTAAGCTCAACCTCAGCATCTAGGTTGTGATAGGCGTTGAGGTCTTGACCAAGCTCTGGGGTCCACTTGGCCTTGAGCTTCTTGGTGATCGCTGTGACAGCAACGCTATCCACCTTGATGTTAATCTCGGGGATGTTGGGGTTGTTCTCTAGTGCCCACTCAGCAGCACCACGGACAGAGCCGACAGCGCCAGCACCCTCAAAGGTATCGACGCGAGCCCAGCTAAGGTTGTTGTCAGCAGTGGCGGTGAAGCCATCGAGAACAGCACCGGAGAGCTGAGTAGCAGCATCGCTGGCACCATCGCGGCTAGAGCCGTTTGAGCCAGTACCGATAAAGGTAAGAAGAAGAGTGTCTTGTGAAGAACCGCTCAAGCGGGTGAGACGGCGAACAAGACGGGCACCTAATGGAAGACCAGCATCGTGACCATCAGGCTGTGAGCCAGAGATGAGTCCGTTACCAAAACCAGAGCCACCGCCAGAAGCAGACACTTGAACGGTGATGAAGTCATCTAGGTTTAGGCCAGAAAGCTCTGACTTAAGGACTGAAATGACGACTGCAACGGTTGAACCAGAAACAAAGTCAGGATCAAACTGGCAGTTCTTATCGAAATCTTCGCTTGAACCGAAGTAACCAGCCTGCACCACGGTAGGCGTAGCAAAGGTGCTGGGGAAGGCAGAACCTGTAGGTGAAGCGTAACCGTTGTTGAGGGCGTAAGGACCAGCCTCGGGACCATCAGCAGCGTCTAGGTCAACACCACCAGTGATCTGGCTACCAACAACTTGGCCACCATATAGTGACTCAGCTGCGTTGTAACCGATGCGATCGGTAGCGGTTGTGAAGTCTAAGAAGAAAATTAGACCAGAAGGTAGGCTCATGGGCTGCACGGACACTAGGTCGTTAGCAATGAGTCCACCGAATACGCGACGAACGATGGGGAATGCAACAGCGGCAAAACCCTCAACGTCACCACCAGCCATGGTGCTGGCAGCCTCACGTAGTAGTTCTTTGGCTTGGTTCTCTAATAGACGAGCCATGCCATTCTTTTTGGAATCGTCAGTGATGCCCTCAAGAAGACCAGTCTTTTCCCACTTGGAGAGAAGAGCGGCGCCTTCCTTTTGCATATCACGGTTGACGATACCTTCAGTTAATGTTTGTAAAACAGACATAAAGTATCACCTCCTTTTAATTATTTATTTTTAATACCTGCAAGAATTTGCAATCTGTTAATAGCAGTATCGGCTTTTCGCTCAGGCTGACGCCTGGGCAAAACAGTAGATGAAGATCTTTGAATTGCTTCGCTTAGGGATTGTGGCATAGCCTTCTTTGAAGGTGCGCCCCCTGTGCTCTGAAGTGTCTCAAAAATGACCTTCGCTTCATTTACCGAACCGGCTTTAGATATAGCTTCGACAACAGTTTCTTTTTGTCGCTCATTCAAGGAGGGGCTACTCAAAATGCGATTCGTATACAACAGCTTTGCGTTTGAAAGGCTCATTTCGTCAAATGCGCTCTTCATTTTCATAACTGTTTCCTTGAGGACACCATTGGTGCTCTCAAGGTGTTCTTTGGACTCAGAAAGTTCTGCAATGGCTTTCTTAAGTGCCTCGTTCTCTTTTCTGGCCTCAGTAGAGGCTCTGTGAGCTAGTTCTAGCTCCAAATCATAATTCAGCGTTGACTCGGGGGTTCCAGCCCAACCAGTCTTTACGGGCTTAATGTCAACGACAAGCTCTTCGACCAATGCGGCGATACCCTCTTCATCAAGGATAACTTCTTCATCGGTAGACTCTTTTCGCAAAGCTTCAAAGTCAGCGCCAGTGATTTTATTTTTAGGAGGGGCCTTTGCAGCAATCTTTTTTTGCTTGGAGCTAAGCTCTGCTTCCTCTAGTTCTTCCTCGTCAAGGATCTCTGTCGTGTCGTCTTCGTCTGTTAGGAGTTCCTCAGCCATCTCCTGAAGAGCCTCTAGTGTAAGGGTGATCTCAACGCTTTCACCATCCTCAGGGTTATCAGCCATGCCCTCTAGGAAGGCTGCAGGAGCGTCTATTTGGTTCTCTGCCTCTACGACTGCTTCTTGCTCCATCTCAGCAGTGGCCTCAATCCCTAACTCTTGCTCTAGTAGGGAGTCAACTGCATTCTTGATTTCTGGTGCATACTTTTCAATAAGAGCTGCTTCGGCGTTCTTAAGGGCAGCCTCTTTTAATGCTGTTGCATCGATAATGGCTTGTTCCAGCATTGATGACATTTATATTCTCCTAAAATATAATAACGTGCAATACATACTTTGCATCAATGGTAAATAGTGCTTTACTGCGTTAAAGTCCAAAAAAAGGAAGGGCGCCCAAATGGACGCCCCCCCAGCTAAGTGATAGCTTAAATTACCAGATGAGGTAGTTGGAGCCATCGAACATAAGGTTCGCAGCACCATAGGCGGAACTTAGTGAAACACTAGCAGCTCCATCGATGGTCTCAGAACCGGCAGTCGCGATAGTAACAGCGTTACTGG